AAAAATCACAGAAAGAAGACAAATTTATCTAAAGAAACAAAAGTTGATGAATCTTCATAAGAATATCGAGAAGAAGAAAAGAGAGAGAATTGTTGAGGAGGAACTAAAGAACTTCAAATATGACCCTAAAAAAACAGAAAAGAGAGTGCCAAGACTCGGGGCGAAGTGCTGGTATACAGTTATGGTAAATTCATTGAGAGCTTTCAGAGGGGAGATGGAGGAAAGAGAGGCTGATTATAATAGTGACTCAGGGTTTAAACCTCATAAGCAGCTTAATGAGGAAGATTACTTGGAGGCTTCAAAATGTCCTGATGCTGGCATGTTTCTAGTGTATCACAACATTATCTCCAAAGAGATTTATTTTTTTAGAATGGTCCACAAGGATCAGATAGGTCCTAGAGAGATTGCTATCATGAATTCTCCATGCAGGGTGGGATGTGCATTTGTAGAATACTTAACTGATGAGGTGAGGAGGATCAATCAGCGACATGGAGATTACACAAACTTGATAAAGCACCCTAATGTTAACCTCAAGATATCAGAAGCTTATGCTAGAATAGAAGCCAGAAAATCAGGTAAACATAAAGAGAATGTGATATATGACAGTGCAGATTGCACCAAGTGGGGACCTTCAATGCTTGCTCCAAACTTGTATTTTTGTTTAGCTATGAGAACATCTGATGCCACACTTAGAAATGCTATTAGAAGTATCCTAAGAAGGTTCTCAAAGAAGAAATTCATGATGCCTAAGGGCCTCTCTGAGAGTTATGAGAAATTCAAAAACTTCCTAAAGACAGAGAATCCTGATCTGGAGGACATTAAAAACACAGATACCACCAGATTATTCAAGAAACTACATTCTTTAGAAGAGAAATATAAGAATGTTGATTTCAATGTTCCTGACAACACGAGAATAGCTAATCCTGCCATGCATTACATCGAATGTGCTGAGGGGATGGCACAAGGTATCTTTAATAGTTTATCTTCACTCTACGGCTCAGATTCTCTGAGGCTCAGCAGATGTCTAACTAGACTTTACTATTCAGATGCCAAGAAGGATTATATGGATAGCTTGAATAATATTGAAAGCTTTGTGACAGTCAGCCCATTTGTGACTTCTGATGATTACATAAGGATGTTTAGTGTTAAAAAAAATGATCTACCTGAGAGGAATCATTTTTGTGCTTATGTGAATACTTATGCCTTTGTGAAAAGATCACTCCTAATACAAAATGACTGCCATAACCAAGCGGGCACAGGAAGGAATCTCTCTAAGAGTGTTTATAGTAAAGTTCTTTGCGAATTCAATTCTCTGTACAGGACTTTGCAGGGCCTTATATCAGCAGCCAGCAAACAGAGGACTTCTTATGTTGATTATTCTCATGACACTGATCTATATTTGTCTTCCCTAGATTGTTTCTCAAAGGCCGATGCATATCTCAGAGAAAAAGGCTCTGTC